GGTGGTAACCCAACTACTCTATCTGACTTTGATAGCATCATCTCTCGTCTTGACAAGCAGGGATCTATCGAAGAGAACGTAATCTTCGTTAACAGAGCATTCAGCTTTGACATCGATGATATGTTGGCAGCTCAGAACAGCTACGGTGCAGGCGGTACTTCTTATGGTCTATTTGACAATGATAAGGACATGGCTTTGAATCTTGGTTTCACTGGATTCCGCAGAGGTTATGACTTCTACAAGTCTGACTGGAAGTACTTGAACGATCCTACCATGCGTGGAGGTTTGCCAACTGGTGCATCTGCAACTGGTACTGTTACTGGTCTATTGGTTCCTGCTGGATCTACTACTGTGTATGACCAAATCCTTGGTAAGAACGCTAAGCGTCCATTCTTGCACGTACGTTACAGAGCTTCTGAGACTGAAGACAGACGTTACAAGACTTGGATCACTGGTTCTGCTGGTGGTGCACAGACTAGCGATCTAGATGCAATGGAGGTTAACTTCTTGTCTGAGCGTTGTGTATGTACCTTGGGTGCAAACAACTTCGTATTGTTCAGATACGGAGCCTAATTTAAAATAATAGGAGGGGCCATTTGGCCTCTCCTTTAACCTTTAAATAGACAAGAAAATGGCAATTGGATTAGGTCCCGGTAAAGGGAAAAAGAAACAGGCTTCTAAGCCTTTGAAAGCGTCTAGCAAAAGTGGACAAATGGTTGCAGCTCAAGGTTATGGAATGGGACTCATTAGAAATGAGAAGGCCATGAAGGAACCGACTAAAACTAAAACTTCTGGTGAAGGAGCTAAAGCGGTTAGCGTAACTACTAGAGCAGGTATCATTGGTCCTAAGCCTTTAGGTCCAGGTGGTAAAGCTGGTGCTGCTACTCCAGCTCCTGCTAAGAAGAAGGGACGTAGTGCTGTAGGTAAAGCAGTAAAAAAAGTAGGAAGTGCTATTGGAGATGCTGCTTATGAATTAAAAAGATATAGTTTTAAAAATCCTTTTGGAGGAGGCGGAGGCCGCAGAAGAGGAGGAGGAAAAACTTGTGCTGCTTATAGATAGTAGTATAAATCAATTGAGGGGGTCGCTGTGACTCCCTCTATTTTCAAACTTTAAATTAAATCAAATGAAAAAAAACGTAACTAGTACTGACAAAATCTATAAGTTAAAAGGAGAAGCTGCTCCATTATCTTATACGTTACCATCAAGAAACACAAGAAGATATCCTCTTCTATACTTTGATGAAGAGAACAATGTAAACAGACCACTGAGATATGCTATCAACCAGAGGTCTCCATTTGAAGATGAGCAAGATGGCAATGCTATCGTTGAGCCAGTAATCTTTGAGAATGGATTTTTAACTGTACCAAAAAATAACCCAGTCCTACAGCAGTTCCTCCATTACCATCCACTTAATGGCAGAGCCTTTATTGAGGTTGACAACGAGAAGGATGCTGCTACTGAGGTGGAAAGACTTACATCTGAGGTTGATGCATTGATTGAAGCAAGACAGCTTAGCATTGACCAGCTTGAGGTGGTATCAAGAGTATTGTTCAACAAAGATCCAAATAGATTTACTACTGCTGAATTGAAGCGTGACGTTTTGATTTATGCCAAGAGAGATCCAAGAGGATTCCTAAACTTGCTTAATGATCCAATGCTTAAGTTGCAGTCAAACGTTCATGTGTTCTTCGAGAACAAGTTGTTGACTTTCAGAAATGGTAACAAGGAAGTTTGGTTTAACACTGGATCTAATAAGAGAAAGATGTTGACTGTTCCTTTCGGTGAAGACCCATACTTCTGTGTCGCTGAATATTTAAAGACAGATGAAGGGATTACTGTTTTGAAAATGCTAGAAAATAATTTAGATTTGTAATGTTAATTTTTCATAGATAGATGATCAAAAATGGGGGTGTAATAACACCCTCTTTTTTTTTGTTTATATTTGTAAAAAGACTAGTATGATCAACTCAGTTCGAAATACCGTATTGGCAATTCTGAACAAGAATAATTACGGGTACATATCCCCTTCTGACTTCAACCTGTTTGCCAAGCAGGCACAGCTAGAAATTTTTGAAGAGTACTTTTCTGGGTATAATGACTTGATTAACAAGGAGAATGCTCGTCAATCTGGAACGGACTATGCTGACCAAAAGAAAGCGTTAGAGGAGGCAATAGAAACATTTGCAGTTACATCAACGCTTACTCAGTTTGCTCCAGCAACAAATAGATTCTACTTGCCATCAGTAACTACGACTGGGTTTGATTACTTTATGATCAACAAGATTTTGTGCTATGATGCATCAGTATCTCCTAGAGTATTTAAGGCTGAGGCAGAGAAGGTTACTCATGGAAAGATTACTATGTTGGTAAACTCTAACTTGACTGCTCCAACTGAAAACTTCCCAGCGTATACTCAGGAAGGTAATGTACTAACTGTATACCCATCAACGATTAATCTTGCTAATGAGGTAGATGCTAGTTACTTTAGATATCCTAAGGATCCTAAGTGGACATTTACTACCTTGACTAATGGTGAGCCTGTGTTTAATCAGTCTCCGGGATTAGGATATCAAGACTTTGAGGTGCCTATTGAGGATGAGATAAAATTAGTTTCAAAGATTCTTCAGTACGCTGGCATGTCTATTCGTGAGATTGAGGTAGCCCAGTTTGGTGGCCTTGAAGAACAAAAACAATCTGTATAATCATGGCATACATCACTCAAGAAAAATATTACGAAAATAATGGAGTGGCTCCTAAAGATGCAAACTGGGGGTCATATCAGTATGTTAGTTTACAGGACATTGTCAACAACTTTATGTTGATGTATGCTGGCAACCACTCTTTGATAAATAACGAAGAGCGATATAAAATTCTGTTTCATGCGAAGAGAGCAATACAAGAACTAAACTATGATGCGTTTAAGCAAATAAAAGTTCTTGAGTTGACTGTTGACGATACACTTAAGTACATCCTACCATCAGACTATGTCAATTGGGTTAGAGTGAATCTATATAAGGATGGGTACTTGAGACCATTGACTGAGAACATTCAGGTGCTTTCTGCTAAGGCTTACTTGCAGGACCAAACTGGTAAGATTCTTTTTGATCAGCAGGGCAATGCATTGTCTCCTGAGTATTCAGAGATTGATTTGCAAAGACTTGCAGGAACTAAGAAGAGTATATACTTAAATGCAGATAGCCGATATGATGGTGAAGAAGGATGGGATTTAGGTAATGGTCAGTGGTGCTTTGAGTATGGATTGGGCCAGAGATATGGTCTTAATACTGAGACTGCTAACTTCAACCCTACGTTTAATGTAGATGCCAAGAGTGGTGTAATTAACTTTAACTCAGACATGTATGGTCAGTCAGTAATCCTAGAGTACATATCAGATGGTATGGAGAATGGAGATGACTCACTAATAAGTGTGAATAAATTGTTTGAAAAGTTTATTTATGCGTACATTATGTACGAAATTCTAAGCACTAAACTTGGTGTCCAAGAATACATTGTCGCTCGTGCAAGAAAGGAGAAGACCTCTCTTATGAGAAACTCTAAAATCAGATTAAGCAATATCCATCCGGGCAGATTGTTAATGAACCTACGTGGCTTGGACAAGTGGTTGAAATAATATGGCGAATTTTACAAGGAATTTCATAGCTGGTAGAATGAATAAAGTCGTTGATGAACGACTTATTCCTGATGGAGAGTATATCGATGCTCTTAATGTTCGCATGGGATCTACAGAGAGATCTGAGATTGGAGTAATTGAAAACACAAAAGGTAACACCAAGCTTACCACAATAAAGTACATTAATGGTACAGCTCTTAGTGCTTCAGCAAAATGCATAGGCACTATTACTGACAGCACAAGCGAGACGATTTACTGGTTTATACATGACTCTAACTTTGGAGTTGGTGCTACTGGTAAGTTGGACATGATTGTTTCTTTCAACGTGTACAATAATATATTAACGTACCACGTTATTAGTATCAACGATGGCAGTGGCACAAAAACTACGTTGAATTTTAATCCAGAGTATCTCATTACTGGGGTAAACATTATAGATGATCTTTTATTTTTTACTGATGATTACAACCCACCTAGGGTTATCAATAGATTTAAAAATTATCCAGACCCAGTTGCTAACATAGACCAGTTTAGTGCTGAGTCTATTCTTGTTATTAAGAAGCCACCAGTACAGTCACCAAGTATTCAGCTTATAAATACTGGGAATGAAGAGAACTACCTAGAGGGCAGATACATTTGCTTCGCATATCGTTACTGGTATGAGGATGACGAGTACTCTGCTACTTCTCAGTGGTCAGACCCTGCATTCCAGCCAAGGCCTTTTGACTTTAGTTTGAACAGCTACCTCAATGAGGGTATGCAAAACCAATTCAATACTGCTATTATAACCTACAACACTGGAGGCCCATTAGTAAAAGGTATTGACTTGTTGTTCAAAGAGATGGACAACAACACCATCAACGTAATTGAGAAACTAGACAAGGCTGACCTTGGTTTAGTTGACAATACCAACTACACGTTTACATTTACAAACAGTAAGATATTTACTACGCTTGATGAGCGTGAGTTGTTTAGACTTTACGACAACGTACCGTTGCTATCCAAGGCCCAAACTATTATGGGCAACAGGCTTATGTATGGTAACTATGTGGAGGGTTTTGATATGGTTGACAACTTTGGTCAGCCAGTACAACTGGAGTATTCCACTACATTAATATCTGAAGATGTAGACACCACAGAGGTGATTGACTTCCTTAGTACAGGGACCTATAATTTTGGCTCTCCTCAAACGATCACAGACTCTGTGGTATACTTAGACCTTGGAGGATTTGAACTCGTTACAGGGGCCTCTATTACGGTCGAGATGTCTATTGGTCATCAGCAGTTTGCAGGTGATACTCCATTTCCTAATGAGACCACTGAAGATGTGTCTCTAACTTTTTCATTTGTATTGCCTAAGTCTTACAACTCGGTCTATGAGTTGGCAAGTAGTGCGGAGTTTCAGGAGGCTATAGGTGTACCTCCACTATCTCCTGTAGTTGACTCTTGCGATGGCACCACATTTACAGATCAATTCAACTGTGCCCTTCCAACTAACTTAACGAGACCTACACCACTTACACCATTGACTAAATATCAGAGTGGTATTGGGTCTGCTGGTCAAGGGATTGGTATTATAACCACGCCTGCTAGCCCTTATATTGGATTGCAGTTGCTTGCCATGAGGTATGTCGACAACACGACTACGCCTACAGTAAGTGTATACGAGTACTACTCTTATAGTTTCATTGAGGCATTCTATCAGAAGATTAACTCTCCTAGAAGTTTGCATAGCAACAGAGGGTATGAGATTGGTATTGTTTACATGGATGACTTTAACAGATCAACAACTGCTTTAGTTAGCTCAAACAATACAGTTCATATACCATGCTCAGCATCAGATACTAAGAACTCTATTCAGGTTACTATACCAGATGAACAGAGGCCTCCTTACTGGGCAACTAGATACAAGTTTGTTATCAAGCCTGACGAAGAAGGATATGATACCATCTTCAGTAATATTTTCTTTAATGATCCATTGACCAACAATGTTTACTTCTTACTTGAAGGCGAGAACGCTAGAAAGGTACAGCAAGGAGATAGACTTATTGTTAAGGCGGATACCAATGGGGCTACTAATAGATGTGTCTATACTACTATCCTTGAGAAGGAAGCAAAGCCTGAGGGATTTCTTGAAATTCCTAGCACAGCAGATCCAACGACTAACATATTAGTTCCTTCTGGACTATACATAAAGATCAATCCAAACAACTTCTCTGTAGTTAAGAATGAGGACTCAATTGTAACTCCTGGTACTGTAGATGTTGAGGAAAACAATGGTGGGGATTATCCTATCCTAGAGTATCCAATGAGTGTGTACAATGAGACTGACGAAATATGGGAGGACATTGACATACCTGCTGGAAGTAGGATAAAGATGAACATTAAGTTCCAGCGTAAAGGTACAGGTAAAGGAAACCGTAAATGCGGAACAAGAATATACACACTAGAAAAGACTCTCATTGCATCTGCTGATTATGACAGCATGAATGATTGGTTTAATGGAGATAACGTACAAGTAGTTTTAAATGAAGGAGTTAGTGATCTTGGTGCTGGTGAGTGCTCAATTAATAACGTATATATTCCTACTCCGGCAGCGAATAATCAAGACTTAGATCCTGAGGTTTGCACAAACTTTTATAGGTTCTATAGGTATCCAACTATTAGTGGTAATGCCAACTCAAACAAGCTTGTTCTATTGATGTCTGGTACCGTTCGTTGTACTGGTACACTTGCCAAGGAGAAGAGACGTTCTAGTATAACCGCTACGTTTGAGATATTCAAAGCTGATACTACAGTTATATTTGAGACTCAGCCATCTCCTGCTTTGCCTGACATATTCTTTGAGAATGAGCTATCATTCCCTATTGTCAATGGATTCCATACAGGAAATGTGCAGAATCAAACGTCTTCACTGCCAGCAATTATTGACACCAAATTCTTTAACTGCTTCTGTTATGGTAACGGAGCAGAGAGTTACAAGATATTGGACTCTATTGTTGGTAAGCCACTAGCATTAGGCAACAGAGTTACTGCAATTGCTGCTCAAGACTACAAGAGAACGAGAAGATTTGCAGATATCACTTACAGCGGTGTGTACAACTTTGAGTCAAATGTGAATAAACTTAATGAGTTTAACCTTGGCTTATCTAACTACAAATATCTTGAGGTGGCATTCGGTCCAATCTATATTCTAGATGGCCGTGAGACTGACATACTTGTGCTACAGGAGGACAAGATATCTTATGTGCTGTCTAGCAAGAACTTGATATCAGACTCTACTGGAGGTGGTGCTATTGCTTCTGTTCCACAAATACTTGGCACACAGATAGCAAGGACTGAAGAGTTTGGAATTAGTTTCCATCCAGAGAGTTATGTGCAGTGGGGGCCTGATAGGTTCTTTACTGACGTGAAGCGTGGAGCGGTGCTCAATCTAAAGGGAGACCAGCTTATTGTAATCTCAGACATGGGAATGAGATCTTGGTTTAGAGATGAGTTCATTCAGTCTTTCAATACTCAGAAGCTTGGTGCTTACGATCCGTATCTAAATGAATACGTTCTTACCACTAACTCTGAGGAGTTGCCTAGACCTTTGGAGTGCTTGTCTTGTGGTGTAGGGCAGACGTTTACTATACCAACTGGTAATACACAAACATATTGCGTTGACTTAGGTCAGCCTGTTGGCATGGTTACTATACCATACACTGTACCTGTTGGGTCTACAGCTAATTTTACTGTATCTGTAACTTATGATGGTACTACTGTAACCTCTGGTCTTGTGTCTACATCTGGAAGTATACAGTTTGAGAAAAATAAAAACAATGTGAATGTAGCTACTGTAACTATAGTGGCTAATAATCCTCTTGAAATTACCGTTACTCCTAGTTGTCCTGCTCAAGAGACTCTAACTATTGTTAGCGTGACATTGACTAGTGTAGTTGATGCAGGAAAAAATATTCATAATCAATACAGATATACTGCTGGTGCTTATGTATCTCCATTGCAATCTACATTTGTTACTTTTGCTACGGATGATTCAAGCCCTGTGGTATCTCAATATCAGTTAGTAACTGGTGCTCAAGGATTTGGAAGTATACCAACAGATGGGGCTAGCTTAAGGATGACATCTAATAAGATCGTTCCAGATACATTTGATTTTGTATTAGGGCAGGATAAGTTTAGGTATCTTCGCAGCAACACCTTGTATCCAAACACTTCAGTAGGAATTACAAACTTACTTGCAGCCTCCACATTAGTGGCTCCAATAACAGGTTCCGCTGGAGTTTATTCAGGATCATTCATTGTTCCAAACACTGGACAGTATCTTTATTTAATTTGGGATTACAGAAATTCATTACCACTAGAGCTTTGCTATTCTGCTACAACTACTCAGGATGCATGCTGCGGATGCGATTAATATGGCAACATCAGGAACATTTTATTTAGACGCACCATCACTTAGTACCGCTACGGTGGTATACTCAAATGCAGCACTGACAACAGTCGCTGCTAATGGGTATTATTCTGATGGATCAATTTCAAGACAGCAGTTGGCTGGAGTATTGTTGCCTCCTGTTATTTGTCCTGCATGTTCAGTCCCTTGTGGAGGAACAATAAGTGCCAATGGTTCTCAAGGTATATACTACCTTAGCACAAACTTAGGATCTCCTACTGGTGCTGTTGTGATTAGATTTAATCCACAATCTGTACCTGATGGTATACTAGCAGTTTATGATGGAGATATATATAATGGAGTATCTTCTCCTACATTTGGATGGCTTCAAGGTACTGCTGGGTTACCAACTTATATAGGCGCAACAAGTGGAGACTGCGGAATTGTTGCAGGATCTCCCTATACTTTAAATCAGTTTGAATACAACGGTACAACATTTGCCGCTTTAGGAACAACTACAAGTGTATCAGTATTGTCAGGTCAATTAGACTTTACTGCATCTCCTCCGGGAAATACAGTGATGGTGATACCAAAAACTGCTGCTGCTCCAAGCATACTAGACTTAACATTAATAGGTCCTTGTGTTAGCACTGTGTTTTCAATATCTGTTTCATGCCCTGCTGCCCTACCATCGTTTGCTTCTAGTACAGTTAATGCGAATAGCACATTAGCGTGTGCTGCTACTGTTAACCAGACCTACTACGTAGCCTATGTTACTGGTGGGTCAGGAGTACTTGGACTACATGACTTGGTATTCAGTGATGCTAATGGAGAATTTAAACTGGCTTCTGGATACTATAAGACTACTGCTGCCGCTTCAAAGGAGTGGTTTCAGGTTGATGCCAATGGTGTGATTATTGCATTTGGAGACTGTGTAACACCTCCGGGTATTAGCGTTCAGTCTGTAGGTGGGTTCATGGAACCATGCAGTGGAGGAGCCATTGATGACTATATGGGTGCAGTGGTTGTGCTAGACAATCCTGCTGATGTTGATAGCCAGTTTTCTGTAGAGGTATTCTATGTAGAGACAGGAGCAACTTGTGGAGGCACTCAATTTAGCGAGACGTTAACCGTGGATATACTTGAAGGAGATGATATATCTAACTTCAATGCTTGTAGCCAAGGCATTAACTTCCCTACTGGAGCTGTTATTTGTGGAGCATGTATTGTAAGTTGTGATAATCCAGCTATAACACTAGGGGCGTTTGAATGCCCATCATAAAATAATATGTCAAACTATACACTATCATACAGCGAATCAAGTCAGGGGTGGCCATCGTTCTACTCCTTTAATCCAGACTACATGATTGGGATGAACAACTACTTCTATACCTTTAAGGGTGGAAACTTGTATCGTCACAACGTGAATGAGACCAGAAATAATTTCTATGGAGTTCAGTACAACTCAAAAATTACAAGTGTCTTTAACATGTCTGCCCTTGAGAACAAAATATTTAAGACTCTTAACTTAGAGGGAAACAGTGGATGGGCTACGTTAATGGAGACTGATATACAAACTTCTGGATTCATTGAGGCTGCTTGGTATGAGAAGAAGGAAGGATCTTACTTTGCTTTCGTTAGAAATGCAGGGACCATACCGGCTAATCCATCTGAGTATGCTCTTAGATCAGTCAATGGTATTGGCTTAAGTCAGAACGTAACAGGATCTGCATCAGCATTGAACGTATCGTTTCCTATTAGTCCAAATCTAACTGAGATTGGAAGCATTGTAAGTGTCGGAGACTACTTGTATTACAGCTTGCCACCTAGTTACAGTACGCCAGTTTTGTGTGGTCAGATTACTAGCATTGTAGTTGATTATCCAGCAGGCAATAACAGGATTGTAGTTAATGCGTCAATAGCTGGAGGTGGTATCCCACCTATAACTACCCCATTCTTTATGTATATTAAGGGATCTGTAGCGGAGTCGCATGGAGTTCTTGGACACTATTGTATATTTACATTAGAGAACAACAGAACTGACAAGGTAGAGCTATTTGCAGTTGAGTCAGAAGTAATGAAAAGTTATCCTTAAATTTGCATATATGGCAATATCAATTAGACCAATTACAGCAAGTGATTACGATAATATCCTATTGAAATGGTGGAATGACTGGGAGTGGGTGGCACCTCATAGAGATTTCTTACCGGCAGATGGAGAAGGTGGACTAATTGTTTTTGATGGTGACGAACCAGTATGTGCTGGGTACATGTACACCACGAACTCAAAGGTTGCATGGGTTGACTGGATAATATCTAGTAAGACCTACAGAAAAAAGCCAACAAGAAAGGAGTGTATAGATTTATTGATCTACACGCTTACTAGTATTTGCAAAAGCACTGACCATAAGTACGTCTATGCTTTGATAAAGAACAGAAACCTTATAGGTACCTACCAAAAATTCGGGTACATACAAGGAGATTCATACACAGGTGAAATGATAAAAGTATTATAACATGGCCCCATTTACTACAATCGCAGCAGGAGTCGGACTAGCTACCTCTTTAGGTACAGCAGGTGCATCTTTTGGTAATGCAAGAAAAATGATGAGAGAGAATAAGAAGGCTAACGAAGCAGCCGCCAGATCTCTTGCTGAAGCAAAAAAGAAAATGAATGTCAACTATTATGAACAACTTGGTATACAGACCGGTGTTTATGAGACAGCTGCTAGACGAGCAAAAAGCACAGCTGCTGATTTGATTAGGGCAGCACAGCAGGGTGAAGGCCGTGGCGTAGGAGCTGCTGCTGGACAAATATATGCTGCTGGATTAGAGGGCCAAGAGAATGTAAGGGCTAGCATGGCTGAGGATCTTATGGGTCTAGACAAACTAGTTGCTGCTGAGGATTCCAGAATTGCTGGTGAATTAGCAGGTCTTGATTTGCAAGCGGCTGAAGGTGCACAACTTGCTGCTCGTGATGCTCAAAGAGCTGCGGCAGCGGCAACAACAGAAGGGATGCAGTCACTACAGAGTGGTGCTCAACAACTTTATGAAGCGGCTCCATTGTTTGATAAGTCTCAGGGTATGAGACAGTTTGATAAACTAAAGTCGTTAGCAACAAAACAAGGACTCACTCAAGAGCAACTTCAGAATAGATTGGTAGAATTTGGAAAACTTAACCCAGAGTTTGGACAATTGTCTGGGGTTGGATACACTGCTACAGGATTGGATGCTCAAGGCAAACCTATTCAAGGACTAATGACTCCTTTTGCATTTCAAGATTACTATGCTACTCAGGGCAAGAAGTTTGGTAAGTCATTGCTTGATCCGTTTAGTTTATTTTTACAGAATTATCCTAAATAATAATGGCAACATATTATAAATACGCTGAGAGGCAGGCTGATAGTTTCGTAAACTGGGCAGAGATTGGTAAGGATATTACCGACATGCTCAAGACCGAAACAAATCTTCGAGAACAAAAGAAGGCGGCCATTGATAAGGCCTCAAGAGATTTCGGAGAACAGCTAGCAAATGCCCCTACTGGAGAGCATACTGGTATCAATGCGTGGACACTAAACTATGCAAGTGATGCACAGCAGGCTAGACTACTTCAGGACAGACTACTAAAGTCTGGTGGCCTTAGCGTAAAAGATTATACCATCATGCGTCAAAACATAAATGATGGTACCGCTCAGTTGTTTGCCCTTTCTAAGGAATACCAAGAGGAGTTCAAGGTAAAGATGGAGCGTATGAAAAGTGCTGACCCAGCAACTAGATCTCAGGAGATGGAGACGTTTCTTATGGAGACAGTTGAAGGGTTTGCTAACTTCTCAAAGTCTAAGCCTTTGATTAACCCTACTGACTTTACTATTAGTGTTGGCATCATGGAGCCAGACCCTAACAACCAAGGGGTATTAAGACTTACTGATCAAGTAGAGACTGTTAACTATTTGCGAAACAGAATCAAGGGTAAGTATGATTACTTTGATTCAAATGCAGCGACAGATACCATAGCTAAAAGTCTTGGTCAATATATTAAAGCAGAAAAGGATGCTGATGCTTTGAATGGTATTATTACCACCACTGCTGATGCTACAGCTAGACCGGGATTTAGTAAGTACTTAGAGGACAAAGTGAAATCATATTTAGAGAATCCATACAACGTGAGTTCTGTACTTACCGATGACATTGGTGGATTTACTTTTTCTTTTACTGATAAATCTGGAGGAAATGTTATATTTTTAGAGCGAGATCCACAGTCTGGAATGGTCAATCCCGTATTTACTGATGATCAGAAAAAAGCGGCATCTGACTTCCTGATTGGAGAAGCAAAACAGAAGATTGATTACGAACAGAAATTGAATCCATACACTCTTCAGCAACGTCAAGTAGTAGCAAGCAGTGGAGGAAGTGGTCCAAGACCTCAGGCAAATGCTGTTTCATTGTGGATGGATGTCTACTCTGCTGCTAACTTAATGGACAAGACCACAGCAAAAAGTGCATTACTTTCTACTGAAGCAGCAAAAGATAATGGTGTAAATGATATTAAGTTTGCTAAAGATCAAGCAGGTAATCAAACAATTCAATTTATAAATGTAGACCCAGCATATAATACTGTACCAGTTATATTTAGATATGCTAATGGTACAGCAATATCTCCAGATGCATGGGCAGCTATTGGGGCTGAGGTTACAGGAGAGACTGATAAGAGAAAATTACAGCAAGCTGCTTCTGGCAAAACATTCTTTGACATAGGCGACTGGTCTACACAAATTGGTACTACATATCAAGGAGAGGAAGACTTCATACCACAAGCTACTGAGGCATTGAATGCAAGTATAACTACTAATTTATTTGCTCAAAGCTCAGCGAAGACTGCACCTGCTCTTCAGGCTATATTGGGCAAGGCTGGGTTTACTGTAACAGATACTGGTGGGCCTGCTGGTAACTCAATGGAAGTATTAGCTCCTGGAGAAACAGTTCCTTTACCAATCAACAGTAGAGAACCAGCAGATAGACAAAAACTTATTGATTGGGTAACTGCAAAGTTAACTCAGTCTAGAGCACAGAAATTAGCAGCACCAGTTAAGTAATAGAAAATGGACGAGAAATATTTACAAGACCTGTACGGAGTAGTATTAAAAAATGATCCTTCTTACCGGCAGAAGGTTTCTTTTGATTTATTCAGAAGCAAGATGCAGGATCAGGACTATGCAGGCAGATTAACTGATTGGGTTTCTAGTGTAGACAGTACATTTAAACCTCAGTCTTCACAGCCTGTAGTCCCTTTTAAAAAAAAAGAAGATACGGTATCGTCTTCGGTACTTGGTTCTTCGGCCTTTGGGAGATTTGACCCCAGAACTGGTAAGTTAAATCAAGAGCAGCCACAGTTTCAAAGACCTCAGGACAGAGACTTCAGTGGTCTTGCTGTTGATGTAGATCCACAACTACTAACTAAGCAACCTCGCCCTGAGCCATCACCACTTGATAGGCCTGTGGTTTCTCAGGATGTTACTGCTGTAAATAGGCTACCTAAGACTCAAACTCTTGAGGTAGAAGAGAACAAGAAGTACATAAAAGAAACTGAGAGACTAAAGAACGAGGCTCAGAATCTAGAAAAACTTAAGGAAGCAGAGCAACAAGATTTACTAAAAGAACAAAATCTTTTTGCGATTAAGGACCCAGAGTTTGGATCTCTTATTACACAGATCAATAAGGACCTAATCAACAATGAGGAGACTGAGGTAACTGACTTTTTAAATAAGCAGTTCTCAAAGTATGGCTTCCACTTTGAGTCTACTGGTGTTGGCGATGCTGTAATAGCACGAACAATTGATGGTAAACAATTTATTGAGATTGACCTAGACCCATTCCTTGAGTCAACAGAGATTGAGGAATCAGAAAAGCTCAGAAAGTTTATCTCTAAAAATGCTCAGCCTGCATATAACTACAAAGACGAGGACTACATTACCAAGGCAGTAAGAGCTCAAAGCTTACGTGACGTTGGTATGAAGAACGAAGATGGCACTGAGTCTACTGTGAAATTCACTTCATTTGAACAGGATGGTAAGCACTTTGTGATACCAACTCTGTTCCCTAAGAATACACTTAACTATACATCAGATAAAAAAGACTGGCTTGAACTCCCATTTGAGCAAGCACTTAAGGAGGCAAGGTCTCGTGGTGAAGTATTTGAGTTTGATAATGAGGCAGACGCTAAGAGATTTGCCGAAGGAGACTGGAAGAATGTAAATGCATTTGACCTAGAAGGACAAAAGCTATACAAGGAGAAGGGTCTTGACTACTATACAGAGAAGAAGAAGTTTGAGAACTACAATGCATTGCAGGATGAGGTTGAGTTGCTAGATAGGATTCTTGACAGAGACTATATTACCCCAGAAGAAAAGTTAAAGTACCCTCAGTACTTCGCTAAAGAT